CAAAGTGTCAGAAAATGGCAGCAAATTTTGAGTTTGTGTGATTGGCGTATTGAGAAGGGTAGTAAACCCGCTAAAGAAGCAATGGCTTCTGTGGAGTTTAACCAGACAGCTAGATTGGCTACCTATCGACTTGGAGACTTTGGTGCTGAAAAGATAACACCAGATTCGCTAGATAAAACTGCACTACACGAGTTACTTCATATATTTCTATATGACTTGCTGTGTGTGGCTACAGACCCTAAGTCTTCAGATGAGGAGATAGAGATGCAAGAGCATAGAGTTATCAATCTGCTAGAGCAACTATTGTCTAAGGATTCCAATGGGCAGTCATAATGAAACCTGTACGGACATGGAGTTTATCCAGTTATGGGGTCAACTTCAATCTGCCACAAAAATATCTGAACATCTTGGGATACACAACAGGGCGGTTCATTTACGCAGAAGGTACATTGAAAAAACGTACAACATGACCCTGAGTGCTAAAGACCATCGGGGGGATATGTATAACAAAAACAAACCCAAGTCTTTCTCTCCTTTAAAACAACTAGAACTTGGCATACTGGATGGAACAGTTATTGTGTTCTCAGATGCCCACTTCATTCCTAGTCAGCGTACAACAGCGTTTAAAGGGCTTCTATGGGCTATCCAAGAGTTCAAACCCAAAGCGATAATTTGTAATGGTGACGCTTTTGATGGTGCATCTATCTCAAGGCATGATGTAACTGACCAGCCCCAGACTTCTGTTATCCAAGAACTAAAAGCCTGTCAGGGTGCGCTAGGTGAGATTGAAGAAGTAGCTAAAGCAGCAAGGCACAATGTAAAGTTATGCTTTACATGGGGTAATCACGACATTAGGTTTGGCAATCGTTTAGCGCAGCATGCACCACAGTTTAAGGATGTTGTCGGGTTTAAGTTGACAGACCATATCCCAGATTGGGAGTTCTGTTGGGCAGTATGGCCTACCGAGGATGTGATTATCAAGCACCGATATAAAGGTGGTGTTCACGCTACTCACAACAATACAGTTAACGCTGGTGTGTCAATCGTTACTGGACACTTGCACTCACTAAAAGTTACTCCATTTAGCGACTATAACGGATGTAGATACGGAGTAGATACAGGGACGCTTGCTGAGACTGATGGGCCTCAGTTCACCTATGCTGAGATAAACCCTAGCAACCACAGGTCAGGGTTTGCGGTGCTGAACTTCTTTAACGGAGAGTTGTTACTTCCAGAGTTAGTTCAGAAGTTTGACGAAGACCAGATTCAGTTTCGTGGTGAAGTTATTGATGTAGGTGCATTTTGAGTGCATGGCTCATTATTCTGACAGGGGCAATCTACGCCTATATCGCTGCTGAACAACTGTTCAAAGGTAACCCAAGCATGGCTGTTGTCTATGCAGGTTACGCTTTTTCAAACGTGGGTCTTTATCTACTGGCAAAGTAGCCTACAGTGGTTCTTTAGAATCTAAAGAGAAATCTACTTCTTCATCTTTTTCTGGCGGAATAGCCTCGTACTCTACTGCCCATCCATAAGCCTCTTGGAACATAATAAACTCTTGAAATATTTTTATAATGTCAAAGTCACTTGTTTCAATAACTAGCTTGTCATTGAAAGCACCAAATTCCATTTCAAATTTCATGGTCATATTTCCTTTTGGAAGACTCCGTTAGGCAATAGTATGCCCTTGCGATTTTTAATCTGGTCATACGCAACTTCCATGCAGTTTACTAGATTTATGTCTTGCAGCACACAATAATTGATGAGACAGACCATAACATCCCCTACTGCATCTATTACGGCTTCCTTGTCGTGCTTGATGGTTGCATCAGCTAGTTCGCCCATCTCTGATACTGCTTTGAGTAGCTGAGACTCTGGGTTGCTATTAGGAATAATCTTTCTGGCTTCTGACCATTGGATTATCAACATCTCTATATTTGCGTATGACATAACTATCCTTTTGAGTTTGCAAATTCGTACCACATAACATAAAAGTCTTTGAGGAAATCAAGACCCTCACCTATCTTTACACATCTACCTAGAACAACTTGGAACACATCTCCAACTTCAGTTTGTTCGTTGTCTGTGTTACCAATAATGACTAACACAGTAAATTTAGGAACTTGAGCAAAAGCCTTGAGTAGCAATTGCTGACCAGTAGCCATATTCTCGTTAGGTTTCTTCCACTCTCCGATTAGGAAGTGTCCCTTTCTCTCGCAAATCATGTCTATATTGCTAGGCAAGAAATGCGTATTTTCGGGAATCAAACCTTGGAAATCACGGAAGTCAGTATGGGTTGCATACTGATTTCTCATAGTGGTGATGGTACTCATTGCTCGTCTGCAAGCCAAAAGACTCTTTGCACAACTTTCCCATCGTAATCAGAACGGCACGTCCGAATCGTCAAACGATGCTTTCTTGGGCTTATTTAAAGAAGCGTCAGCGTTCTTGTTCTTGATAGACAGGGACATAAACTTCTGTCCGTCCTTGCTTACTTTAAGCCAAGCAGATAGCCAGAATTCTACCCCATCTACATTTAAGCTGCCTTTGTAATCAGGAAACTTGGCATCGTCTTTCCTGTCGTTCTTGAATAAACTTCCTCGGTTTGTATTGTCGTATTCCATAATTAACCTTTCGCATTTTTCAATGCACTTCTTACTTTACTAGGAAGCAATGTCCATAGAGCAACTTTCTGTTCGCTATCTAAGTTCTCTGCTTCCAACTTCACCCAAGCACTCTTAGGTTCTTCTTTCTCACAGAGAGCAATTAACTCCATTGCTAACTCTCTGAGATAATTCTGTTCGTCCTCTGGGATGATATCCATTGCGCCTTGTGTGGGCGTGATGATTATCTTTTCTTCCTTGCTAGGGGCAGCAGCATCAAAGCTATCGTTTTCTACGAGGTCACAAGCGCACATATATAAATACCTGCGTTGATAAGTCTGCAGGCCGCCCAAAGACTGTATGGCTGATGCACCTTTCATGCTTGACTCAACCATTGGGCTTGTAATGACAATCATTGTGCCATCATCTACATCAGTAATGGTAAGGCTTGCATATTCAGCGTCAAACGACACTACGCTGCACAAACCAAGGCGATTAAAGATTGAGTTTACTTGAGGGAGAAAGTCTCCTAACTCAAAGTAGTTGTAGCCAGCAAACTTGTTGTGACCAGACTTCTTGAGTGGCATTGCTTGTAATTCCACTCGTGCTTGCATTAACTTCTTATGTACCATTTCAATTTCCTTTAGTTAAATATTCTTCAATCATTGCTTCTTTGTCTTCATCGTATAAATCCCCGAAAGGTACGAAGTGGTTTTCTGAGCAGCAAACATATTTGTCGCCCTTGGGTTCTGTGCAGTAACAGCAGTAGTCATCATGTGACAAGTCTTTGATAGCGTCTTGTCTGGTCATTGGATTCTTTCGATAGGCTTTGCTACAAGCCATTTGTCACCCAACTGGCGTACTGACTTCACCCATTGCTTTTGATAGCTTCTAATGACTTCTGGTGGGGCATCGTAAGTGCGAAATATTTTACGGACATGGATTAGATAATGTGTGTTCATTAGCCTCTCCAAGCCAGTAGTACACCGATACCGCCAAAGATAACGATGGCTAACACATACTCAACTAGCGTCTGAATAATCTTACTTTTCATTTGGTTCTCCTTAATTGGGGGACTAAGCCCCCTATTGATTATTGGTAAGACAAGCCTTGAAATTCAAAACTGTCTGCAAACTCTGGCGCAGCAGACTTGCGAATGTTGATAGAAACGCAAGCGAAGCCATAACGCTCTGCAAGATACTGTTTAGCATCTTGAGTGTTAGCAACTACTGTGATTTCAGTAGAAGCAAAGTCTGTAGGGAGAAAACTAAAATCGGTCATTTCTGACTCCTTAAAAAGACCCTTTTGCAATTTGCTAGGGCTGAGTGAAGTATAGCAAAGTAAACAGACTAAACAAGCTATTTATCTAGGTGTTTACCCTAAAAACAACAAATAAATTATTTGCTACAATGTTTAGATGGACAAACAAACTGCTATCACACTTGCTGGCTCACAGAGTGAGCTTGCTAGAATACTCGGCATAAAAAGGGCTGCGGTCTGGCATTGGAAAGCCATCCCCCCATTACGCATTTATCAACTAAAAGAACTCAGACCAGAGTGGTTCAAATGACACAAGAAGCAGTTATCAGAGCATTACAAAACGGCTCACTTACATCCTACCAACTAGAGGATTTAACAGGCATACCAAGACTATCCATTGCGGCTTGTTGCACCAAGATGAGTTACAAGAAAAAATTAAAAATTGGAAAAATTAAGATGGGACGTTCTTGGGTTTCTCAGTACACCCTAGAGCCACACATGATTGAGGCTCAAAAGGCTGCCAATGATGAGCCTTACGATAAGCTAAATCCTTTCGACATTCGCAATGCCAGAGGTATCTTTTCTAAGGCTGAATATGCGGTTATGAACGCACAAGCTACACGATTGTTTGGTAAATCGTTTTCACAAGATATTACAAATAACCAGTTTATCTAGTATAATTTTTTGAAGCATGGATAGATACGAAGTCATGAGCGTATCGAAAAGAGAGCCTCCCCTCCTTCCATTGTTTCTTTTTGTTAGTGGGGGACAGAGCGAGGAATATTATGCTTTTACAGCCAAAAAATTGGGCAGTCTTTCAACATTACAAAGACAGATGCCCTCCGTGGATAAAACTACATCGTGACCTGTTAAACGATAGGTCTTATATGCGCTTGCCTATTGCTAGCAAAGCACTAGCACCTATGCTCTGGTTGCTTGCAAGTGAATCAAAAGATGGTGTTTTTGATGGCTCACTAGATGAGCTAGTCTTTCGTCTGCACATTACCGAGAAAGATTACCAAGCTGGTGTGAAGCCATTGATTGATAACAACTTTTTTACTGTTGTTAGCGGAGTGCTAGCAGAACGCTTGCAGACTGCTATCCCAGAGACAGAGAGAGAGACAGAGACAGAGACAAAGAAAGAGAAGAAGACACTCGGCAAACGCCTCGCTTCTGATTTTAGTTTTCCAAAAGAATGGGAAGAATTCTGCCAAACAGAACGCCCAGAACTTAGCCCTGTTAAAACCTTTGACCAGTTTAAGGATTATTGGATAGCCCAAGCAGGTCAGAAGGGTGTGAAGCTAGATTGGTTTGCTACTTGGCGTAATTGGGTGAGAAGCACTAACGCACCTAAACAAAACCCTGCTGACATTGTGAGGCTCACAGTTCCGAGCAAAAATGAGCCTGACCCTGCTTTAGAAAAGATTAAAGCAGATGCGAAAAAGGCTGCACCCATGCCAGACTTTGTTCGTCAGTTTGCTCAACAAGTGAGAAAAGCATGAACTTTGAATGGCCTACAAATGACTGCATCAGAATTAGAACACTTCAAGGACTGCGAAGCGAAAGAGTGGATACGCAGATTCAACAAAAAGAAATTGATGATTGGCTCAAGCAAAGCATTGCTCTGGTGGCAGGGAGTGTGCGTGGACTTGGAACGAATCAGAGGAAAGTCAGATACTTTGCTTTTGAGGGACAGAATGACGAGGTTACGAAATGAGGAGAGCAGCAAGAGTTGATGCAACACAAGAAGCCATCGTAAGCGCACTAAGGGCGGCAGGGGCATATGTATGGGTCATTGGTCTGCCAGTTGACCTTTTGGTTGGCTACAAAAACCACACGTTCTTGGTTGAGTGCAAATCAGGCCCCAGAAAGCGTTTAACGAAGCTACAAGCAGACTTTTTCGAGAATTGGTCAGGTAGTACCTTGGCAAGAATAGATTGCCCAGAAGCAGCATTAAGAATGATAGGAGTAGTCAAGTGAAAGCACCTTACCGAGCGATAGAGTACATCATTGAAAATTCATGCAAATTTGCCGAGGCAAAGGCTCAAAGGGTTTTTATAGAAAATTACTTGCGTACAAAAAAATCTTTGTTGATGAAAGAGGCTATGGCAAGAGGCATAGATTCTGGTGTAGCACAAGAACGTGAGGCTTATGCTCACCCAGAGTACGAAGAATTATTAAGAGGCTTACAAGAGGCTACCATTCGTGAGGAAACCCTTAAATACATGATGATTGCTGCCCAGATGAAAGCCGACATATGGCGGTCTGAGCAAGCTAGTGAGCGTCTTGGCGTAAAAACTACGGAGTAGGGAAAGTACCTAGTAAATACTTTGTTTAGTTTGCTATACTTACGTCAGCCCAAGCAATTCGCAAGGGTACTTTTAAGGAATAAATAATGAAATACGAATTTGACACAACTACTGGCGAAGGTTCTGTAATCGTTACTGTCGTGATGACATACGAGCGTGACGAAGAAGGCACTTATAACGAGAACATTGACGATGTGATTTACGAAAAGGTGTCTTTGATGGGACTCTTTACTGACGCACAGTTTAAAGAATTAGAGATGGAAGGCACAATGAGACTGACCAGCCACTTACTCGCTGAATCTGACCATGCCAAGATTATTGCTTACGAGCATGAGTAAGTTTTGGAAGTTAATTCTTGTAGGGCTGACTGCTTTCTGGGCAGCAGTCCTTTCTTTACTAAGGTTTTGGTATGACTGAACTAAGTTTATTTGAAAAAGCAATGGGCTGGCGCAAGCGTCAGATGGTTGCAAGCCAAGTGGATAGAAACGAAATAATCGAAAAGATACGCAATGAGACTATTGAGGAAGTTGCAAAAGAAATAGAAAAATTTGATATGTTTGGCAAAGACACTATTTCAAGTTTTACCATTGTTATCAGGAATATGAAGGTTTGTCCTCCGTGTAATAACAACTGTAATCAGGGTAGAGACTGCCCTTCTAGGGGGTAAGCATGATATTGAACCAAGGAAAACTAGCAGGCGGCTTGGCTGATGAATTTATTGCAGTAATTCGCAAGTATGACGAAACGCTTTACATGTCCACAGTTATAGGCGTGCTTGAGCTTGTCAAGCAACAACTAATACAAGAAAACTTGGAGCAAGACGAAGATGACTAAAGACGAAGCATTGAAACTGGCGCTAGATGCCTTGGAAACATCTATGTATCCGCAACAAAAACAATTGCAAGCCATTACCGCCATAAAAGAATCCTTGGCCAACGAAGCCCTCGAAAAGATGGCAGAGAACGCCAGAGAGTTAGGGCTGGACTATGAGCCAGCACAGGAGCCTGTGGCGTGGAAACTTGTGCCAAGAGATGCAACCGATGAAATGCTTAAAGCAATGGATGAATGTTCAACAGAAGGGTATGACGAGCGTTTATATGCTGGTCATGCGGCATCTGTTTTCATGGCGGCTGTTGATGCTGCTCCCGCCCCACCACAGCGCACATGGGTTGGGCTGACAGAGGATGAGATTCTTTCAATTTCGGCTGATTGTGCGTCTTCTCATCAACACACGGACATCCACTTTGCCAGAGCCATTGAAGCCAAACTAAGGAGTAAAAATGAGAGTAAGAATTAGAAAAGACGCTGATGGCGCATGGAGTGTCGAGACTAAAAAATGGTATGAGTTTTATTGGACTTACCGCAAATGTATGCTTGGAGATAACGCAGAAAAGAGAGCTTTGGAATATGCTCGTCTATTGCTAAACCCTGTAATCATAGAAATTACATGAACAACAGACCCAATAACAGGGAACGACTCCACTTGGCAAAGATTAAAGAAATGCCTTGTGGGGTCTGTAACGCTTCTCCTCCAAGCGATGCACACCACATTGTTCAGCATAATCAATACTTATGTATTCCTTTATGCAAAGATTGCCATCAGGGGTCATTTAATGGAATACATGGGCAAGCTAGGATTTGGAAGGTTATGAAGCTGGATGAGATGGATGTTTTAAATCTAACGCTTGCAAATCTTTTTAGATAGAATGGACGCACTCAGTTGCCATTGAGACTTTAGAGGGACTTGTTCCCTCTTTTTTTTTATGAGATAATAAATAAACTCCATAGGGATAACCATGTCTGGTTTACTTGAGCCATCCGTAAAAATTGAGATTGAGATACAAAGCCAAGAGAAAAAAGGCGAAGCGTGTCCAGTTGCCACAGGTGACGTAGAAGTCAATCTTGAGTGTCGCCAGAAAGCCATCGACAAGGCTAACTATGGCCCAATGAATCCCAATGAGCCAAACATGGACTATTGGCGTGACATTTCTAAGGCTTGGAGAATCTCTCCAGCACAGGCTAAAAAGTCTCGTTGCGGAAACTGCGCTGCCTTTATCCAAACCCCTAAGATGCTTGCTTGCATTGAATCTGGTCTTGAGATGAACGGCACAGAGATGGACGCATGGGAAGTCATTGACGCTGGCGACTTAGGCTATTGCGAAGTATTTGACTTTAAGTGTGCTTCCAAGAGGACTTGTGAGGCATGGATTAGTGGTGGGCCAATAACCGAGGAAGAAAATGATGGGAACGACAAATCAGCAAGCGTTGGAGATGATGCAGAAACTTATGCAGAAGAAGACTAAACCCATGCCAGAGCGTGGTGAGCGTACTGCAAAGAACAAAGCAAAGAAGCCTAAAAAATGAAAATGACAAAAGCTGGTCAGAAAAAAGTTGGCAAAGTGATGGGTGAGTACAAAGAAGGTACTCTGCACTCTGGCAAAAGTGGTAAGGTTGTAAAAAACCCAAAGCAAGCTATTGCTATTGCTATTAGCGAAGGTGCTAAACAAATGGGTAGATACAAAGGTAAATAATCATGGCAGATTTAGGCGCAGCATTTGGCTTTTATCCGCAGTTAAACAGGCGCAGACAAGGTAGCCCTGCTGATTCTGCCAATTTGCCTATTGATGTTTTACGAGGACGTTTGGCTGGCTTGCTAGGCGCACCTGCTGATATTGCTAATTTACTTAGGTCACCTAGTCCAACAGAGATGTTTGGTGATGTTAGTTATGAAGCACCAGCGCAGTTTCCTTACACAACAGAGAAGTTTTTAAAAGATTTACCACTTGCGCCAACATCTAGGGTTGGTCAGGTAGCAGGTCAAGCTGCGTCATTTGTTCCGCTAAACCCAATGCCAGCCGTTAGAGGTGTGCAAAAGGTAGGACAAGTAGTAGGAGAAGAACTGGCAGCTACTATGATGGGTCAGCGTCCTAACAGCATGATGAGTAAGGTAGTGCCACAGCCATTGTTTGCTGTTGCCCCAGAGCAAGGCTTATTGGCTACCAAAACAGAGCCTATAGAAAGCCTATTACAAGTTAAGCCACAAGCACCAGTTTCTGACATTGGTTTCTATTCCGCTACTGAGCAAGCTGCTTTAAATCTTGGCAGAAACAAGGGAACTGGTCAGTCTTTCATTAACGACTTGATGAAAGCACCTGATGTTAAGAAGGAAGAACTGCAATTCACAGGATTGGAAGACTTCCTAAGAGACAAGCCTAATGTTACTAAACAAGAGGTTCAAGACTTCTTGGCTAACAATCGTGTGGATGTTCAAGAAGTAACTTATGGGGCGCAAATAGCTGAAAACCCTGTAGGCATTGCTAAACGCAAAGAAGTCTTTGACAAGTACGAGCCAGAAATTCAAGCGTTATATAAGGAAATGGACAATCCTAGATATAAGCTAGTTAATAAAGGAATGACTGGAGAAGAATACAATCGTGGTGTTGTCTTGCAAAATAGAACTTTTAGAGGTGAGCCATTAACAGACCAAGAGAAATTTGAATTAGATGACATTTTGAGTCGTCTTGATAGCATTACTGTTAAAGAATTTGATAATGTTGAAGAAGCAAGAAAAGCCTATTTTGGAATGAATCAAGAAGAAAAATTAAAACATTCGATTAGACCTGTAAAAAGTCCAAGTGAATTACAACAAGAAATAAATACCATTCAAAATATTAGAGATTCAGAAGCTGATGCTGCTTATGTAGTTCCAGAATCTACGCCTACTAAATTTGGTAAATACCAATTAGCTGGTGGTGAGAACTATCGTGAGATATTGCTGACATTGCCAGAAGCAATGCCTAATACAGCACTGGAAATAGAACGATTTACAAAACGCATGGAAACTATGCGTGAATTACAAAATGAATTTGCCAATGCAGGTGATATGGAAAAAGCTATTTCATTTGCATCAAAAGCTGACGATTTACAAGCATATATCAAGCAATTAGAAAAAATACCTGTTACTAAGCAAACAGAAAACTTTGAATCATCTCACTTTGACCAGCCTAATATTTTAGCCCATATGAGGGTCAATGACCGCATTGATGCTGATGGCAAGAAGATGCTATTGGTTGAGGAAATTCAATCTGATTGGCATCAGGCTGGCAGAGAGAAGGGTTACAAAACCAAAGAAAGTTTGGAAAAATGGTACGCCCAAAACAAACTTGATGATGACCCATCTTTTGCTGACTTAAATAGTGAGCAAAGAAGCGTTATTGAGCGTAATAGAAGTGCTGGAATGGGTGGTGATAATGCAGTACCAGACGCACCATTTAAAGACACATGGTATCAGTTGGCACTAAAGCGACTAACCAAGTACGCTGCCGAAAACGGATATGAGCGTATTGGTTTGACTACTGGCAAGCGTCAAGTTGAAAGATTTGCAGATGAATTGCGCCAAAATGTTGACGAAATTGCTTTTTCTTCTGGGTATCCAAGTAAAGATATTACAACAATTAGTGCATCCCAAAATGGCAGACCAACATTTACAGGAACTGTAAAAGACGGAAAGTTTATTGATGGTCAAGCACGAGGTAAAACAGTAGAAGAAGTTTTAGGCAAGTCAATGGCAAAGCAGATTGCAGAAAAAGAATCTGGGGTGCTTAAAGGTGATGACCTGACCATTGGTGGCGAAGGAATGAAGAAATACTATGACGAGATTTATCCTAAGTTTTTGGATAAGTACGGCAAAAAGTATGGTGCAAGCGTAGGTGAAACACAGATAACGACAGATTACGCTAGGGATGCAAGCGGAATTCCTGCACAGCGTCCATCAAAAGAAACCATCCGTTATCTAGACATTACTCCTCAAATGAAAGAGGGAACATCTAAGGGTCAACCTTTATTTGCTGCTACTCCGTTATTACCAGCAACAAGCCTACTAGACGAAGAAAAGCGCAAAGAGATTACAAGTCTGTTAGAATAAAGTATTACTTAACCTTGACCAACCCTAGAGGAGTCAAACAAAATGAATAAATTAGAGACAGGATATTCCGAAAACCTAACCAATAAAGGTAGAGGAAGACCCAAGGGGGCTGTTAATCGTGTCACTAACGAGTTTAGAGAGACAGTTAGATGCCTACTAGAGGATAACTCTCAAAATGTCTCTAAGTGGCTAGAATTAGTTGCAGAGGGTGACCCAGAGCGAGACATTCGCCCAGACCCTTACAAAGCCTTAGATATGATTTCTAAACTGGCTGAGTACGCTACACCCAAGCTGGCTAGAACAGAGTTAACAGGTAGCGACAACAAGCCCATTGAGCATAGAGTTACATGGGCGAAATAGTCATTCCCTATAAGCCAAGGGAACACCAACTAAAGGTTCACGAGTTACTGGATGGCAAACGCTTTGCTGTCGTAGTGGCACATCGTAGGTTCGGTAAGACTGTAGCTGCACTTAACCACTTAATCCGTGAGGCGGTGCTAAACGAGAAAGAAACTCCTCGTTACGCTTACATTGCGCCTACCTATGGACAAGCAAAGAGGGTAGCTTGGGACTATCTCGTTAAATACACTACTCCGCTAGGCGGTACTAACAACATTTCAGAGTTACGAGTTGACTTCTGGGGTAGGCGTATTCAACTGTATGGCTCAGACAATCCTGATTCCCTCCGAGGTCAATTCTTTGATGGGGTAATCATTGATGAGGTGGGTGACCAGAATCCTAAGATATGGACAGATATTGTCAGACCTGCTCTGACTGATAGAAAAGGTTGGTGTCTCTTTATTGGTACACCTAAAGGACACAACCACTTCAAAGAGTTGCGAGACAGGGCAGAGAAAGAGGATGGATGGGGTCTGCTTGAGTTCAAAGCCTCTGAGACAGGGGTAGTAGATGAGACAGAACTAAAGGCTGCTAAGAACGAGATGGGCGAGGATAAATACCGCCAAGAGTTTGAGTGTAGCTTTGACGCTGCTGTAGAAGGTTCTTACTATGGGCAAATGCTGAACGAGTTAGAAGAAAAGAAGCACATGCAAGAGATTCCCAGAGAGGAACTGAGCAGAACTTTTACTGCTTGGGACTTGGGTATGGGTGACTCTACGTCTATCTGGGTGGCTCAACTGGTGGGTACTGAGGTGCGCCTAATCGACTATTACGAGAATCATGGCGTAGGACTTGACCACTACGTTAAGTGGATTAAAGATAACGACTACTCAAAAGCAGAGCATATTCTGCCCCATGACGTAAGAGTTAGGGAGTTAGGCACAGGTAAAAGCAGGTTAGAGATGCTTGAGGACTCAGGGTTAGAAGTTAAGATTGCACCCAGAATGGGACTAGATGATGGCATCCAAGCGGTAAGAAGGTTGCTGCCAAGGTGCTGGTTTAACGTGCCTAAAGTGCAGAATGGCTTGAACTGCCTTAGAAACTACCGCAGAGACTACGATGAGAAGCGTAAGATATTCTATGAAAGACCACTACACGATTGGTCTAGTCATGGCTCTGATTCTTTCCGTTACTTAGCCCTTGGATTGGATGAAGGACATTCAACATGGTCTAAGCCTATTAACCAAACTCCGAAGTGGATTGTCTGATGTATGTATCAATGCAGGGTGTAAATTTAGCACCTAAAGTAAAAGAACTTGAAAAGCGTATCGAAATGCTTGAAAATATGGTAAAAGAGTTACAATTGGATAAACCCCGAATGGGACGCCCTCCAAAGGACAAGCATGGCACAGAACGAGTTAATGTCGATAATCCAAGCAGAGATTGACGATGCAATTGGATTTATTGAAAGTGAAACTGTTGAGCAGCGCAAACAGGCTCTGGAGGCTTATCTACGACAACCATATGGTAATGAGGTTGAGGGTAAGTCTCAAATCGTTACTGGAGAAGTTGCAGAAGCGATAGATGGTGCGCTACCTAGCTTAGTTCGTATCTTTACAGGCTCAGACAATATCGTAGTCTTTGAGCCACAAGGCCCAAGGGACGAAGCCTCTGCAAAACAGGCTACAGACTACTGTAACTGGGTATTCAACAGGGATAACGCTGGTGTAGCTATTTTGCATGATTGGTTCAAAGATGCCTTGATGCAGAAGAATGGCATTGTTAAGGCGTATTGGGAAGACAAAGAAGACATTACTAAAGAGCGTTACTTTGACTTGTCTAACGATGAGTTAGCAATGCTGATGAGTGATGAGACTATGGAGATTGTCGAGCAAGATACGACAGAGTTCCCAATCTTTGACCCAATGGGTCAGCCAGTTATAGACCCTATGGGTATGCCTGTGATGGGTGCTACTCATAACGTAGTTGTCCAACAAAAGAAGAAATCAGGCAAGGTAACTATTGAGAACGTCCCTCCAGAAGAATTCCTGATTAGCAAGAAGGCTAGAACTATTGCTGATTCACCTTTCGTAGCCCACAGGCAGATGTTGACTCGTAGCACATTGATTGCTATGGGTTTTAACAAGAAGCAAGTAGAAGGCTTGCAAATGGGTGATGCTTTGGCATACACACCAGAGCGTGTGGCTCGTTACGCAGCAGGTGAGCAACCTTACCAAACGCAGACAGATGACCCTGCGATGCAAGAGATTGAAGTCTTTGAGTGCTATATCAAAACTGACCTTGATGGCAAAGGCATTGCAACATTGGTTCAAGTGTTCTACGCTTCTAATGAAATCCTAGAAGACGAAAAAGGTAAGGAAATGGTTGAGGAAGTGGACTATGTTCCTTTCCACTCAATCTGTCCTATCCCAATTCCACACAAGTTCTTTGGTAACTCACTAGCTGACAGAACAGTTGACCTACAGTTAATCAAAACCACTATCACTCGTCAGATGTTGGATAACTTATATCTGACAAACAATGCTCGTGTGGTAGCAGTTGAGGGTCAAGTAAACCTTGATGACTTGCTTACATCTACTGCTGGTGGTGTTATTCGTGCCAAGTCACAAGGTGCTGTTTCTCAATTGGTTGTACAGAACGTGGCGGCACAGGCTTTCCCAATGCTTCAGTATCTGGACACAATTCAGTCTAAGCGTACAGGCGTGTCTGATGCCTCACAAGGGCTAGACCCATCTGTATTGCAGAACGTGACTGCTGCTGCGGTAGCTTCAATGCAACAAGCTGGCGCAGGTAAGATTGAACTAATGGCTCGAATATTTGCTGAGACAGGCGTTAAGTCTTTGTTCCAAGGCATCTTGCACTTGCTCTGTAAGTATCAAGACAAAGCACGAATGGTTCGCATGCGTGGCGAATTCGTAGAGTTTGACCCTAGAACATGGGCTAACCAATATGATGTGTCTATCAATGTAGGTTTAGGCGCAGGGAATCGTCAAGAGCAGATGGCTATGTTGTCGATGGTTCTTGCTAAACAGGAACAGTTGATTGGTCAGTACGGCCCTGCTAATCCTTACGTTTCCCCTGCTCAGTATCGTGGCACTTTGGGACGCATGGTAGAGATTGCTGGCTTTAAAGATAGTGCTGAGTTCTATAAGCCTATTACGCCAGAGCAAGACCAGATGCTCTCAAATCCTCCTCCACAGCAACAGCAGATGCCTCCAGAGATACAGGCATTGATGGCTAAAACTCAAGCTGAGATACAAGCCAACCAAGCTAAAGCACAAGCTGACTTGCAGATGCAACAACAACAGATGCAGATTGATATGCAGATGGCTGAACAGAAGGCTGCTCTTGAAATGCAATTGATGCGTGAGAAAGAGATGGCTAAGTTGCAACTTGAGCGTGAGAAGCAACAGGCTTACTTTGCATTGAAGCAACAAGAGTTTGAAGCAGAAGCCCAATTGAAAGCAATGAAGATTGGTGCTGGCATTACATCCAACGTAGAGATTAGAGGTTAATCATGGCTACAACTAATGCTGAAATCCTTGGTTGGCTACAAGCTAATCCTACCGCTACAGATGCTGATATTGCTAATGCAATGGCGGTTGCAGGTGTTAACCCTGCTCAAATGGCTCAAGTTGTAGGTGTGTCTGAAGGTGAGGTAGCTGCTCGTGTTGCGGCTACATTACCTCCAAATCAAGCAGTATTGTTAGGCGATACATATGTTCAAGCAGTAAACCAAGTAACTGGTTCTGGTCAAGACCAGCAAGTAGGTGGTATTGAAAATGTAATTACTTATAAGGCTGATGACAATAAAACTGGTGGAAGTTATAACCAGTACAACCCTGATGGAACATTATCTCGTACTGGTACACAACAAGAAGTAAACGCTACCAAAGATTTTATGGACTTTGCTCTTACAGCAGGTACATTATTTGGTCTTCCGTCTGGTATTGGTAATGCGCTTGGTTTAAGCGGTGCTGCGGGTCAAGCTGTAGGTCAAGGATTACTAACTACAGGAACTAAATTAGGTGGTGGTGAAAACCTTGGTGATGCACTTAAAGCAGGTTTGATTGGTGGCGGTCTTGTTTATGGTGGCTCTCAATTAGCTGATTATGTTCGTGCCAATACACCTATTGATGCGTCTAATATGACGCAAGCACAATTTAATGATGCAATAGAAAGTAAGTTAATTTCAGATATGCAAACGGCTGGTTTAAGCAAAGACCAGATTAACGCATTTTTTGATGACATGGGAATAGGTCAAGGTTTAACTACAAATGTAGCCACACCAACAACTGATGTTTCTACCACAGCAGATACTGTTCAAATTACAGGTGAAAGGCCAACCAATGTAAGCATTGGGAATCCTTTTATAACAACACCAACTGTTAATGTAACTGCTGATAGACCCAAAGTAACTACTGAGCAAGATTTAATTAACACACTTGCTACAATTCCAAAAGTTGAAGTTGTTGCTGATAGACCTAAAACAACTACTATTGGTGATGCGTTAGCTGCAATTACAACTATACCAACTACGTTAACTGGAACACCAACAACACCTACAACACCAGTTAAAAAAGATACAACTCTAACAACGGCAGATATTATTAAGTTGATTAGCGTTGTTCCAGCAATTGCTGCTGTAACAAAAATTACAACTCCAACAACAACACCTCCAACAGGTTTTGACGTTGTTCCTATTCCCGCATCTTTTGGTAATCCTCCAGCACCTAGTGTTGCGCCTTACAGCCCACTTACACCAATTAACTTTGGTAATCGTAATCTATTGATTGGCACACAATGGGAAAAATTCCTAGACCCTAACTATGGTCAAGTGCCAGAGCCTGTCCAATACTCACAACCATCTAGTTTGAGTTACAACGATTTGATGGGAATTTTGGGTAGCAAGCAGGGTATGCCTGCTGCTAGTTCTTTAAGTATCAATGACATAATTTCTGGAATACAAAACCAATATGGACAAGTACCTACTAGCACAATGGGCTAAGAACTTACTAAATGATGACTTTTTCAAAGAAGTTATAGATAACTTGAAAAAAGAACAGATTAGTGTGATAATTAACACAAGTGCAAGTGAAATTAACAAGCGTGAAAATGCTTATCAGCACATAAAGACTATTGAACTGATTACAGGACACCTAGAAGGTTTAGCCTCGGAAACTGTGATTAAGGAAAAGAAGTGGAAGATTCTGTAGGGTTTACCCTACCCTCCGTCCAGAAGGTTTCTGGCGATTATTGAGATGACAAATGGAAAACACCAACCCAACAGGGAGTGAAAGCCTAGATGTAAACCAAGCCGCTTCAGCTTTTGAGGGCATGATGGGTGATTCTGAGGAAGCTGACAACAGCCAAGCCGAAGGTCAACCAGAGTACCAACAAGAGACTGACGAAGTTGAGTATTCTGAGGAGGAATCCGAGGAACAACCAAAGCCAAGATATAAAGTCAAGGCATCTGGTGAGGAAGTCGAAGTAGAACTAGACGAACTTATCAAGGGTTATCAACAAGGTACGGACTACACTAAAAAGTCTCAGGCTCTAGCTGAACAACGTAAGGCGATTGAAGCTGAACGTAGTCATTTAGAGTATGTAAAACAAGAGCGACAGGCATACGCCCAGAAGTTGCAAGCGTTGGATAGCTTCCTTACGCAGCAACATCAGGGTGTGGACTTAGAAGTTTTAAAGGAAACAGACCCTATCGGTTATGCGGTAGCGGTAGCTGAACAGAGCCAGCGTGAGAAGCAGTTAGCAGTAGTCAGGAATGAACAGCAACGCATTGCCCAACAGCAACAAGCAGAGCAACAATCTCAACTGCAAGCGCACTTACGAACAGAATCTGAGAAGCTAGTTAGTCTGATTCCTGAGTTAGCGACACCACAGGGTGATGCGGTACGGAAACAAATCCGTGACTATGCGAAGTCTGTAGGTTGGTCTGACCAAGAACTTAGTTCCGTGTATGACAGTCGTGCTGTGATGACCTTGTATAAGGCAATGAAGTATGAGCAACTTCAAAAGAGCAAACCAGAGTTGAATAAAAAACTCCAGTCTGCCCCTAAGATGATGCGTTCTGGTACTTCTGCGCCTCCTACTAGGTCTTCACAAGATAAACAGGCTATGCAAAGGTTGCGTGAAACTGGAAAAGTCCAAGACGCTGCTAGAGCATTTGAACGATTTTTATAAATTTTGGAGTATTAAATTATGGCTACCTATCAAACATATACCGCAATCGGTATGAGAGAAGACCTTTCGGATGTTATCTACTCGATTTCACCAACAGATGTTCCATTTATGTCTTCCATTGGCAAGACTAAAGCAACTGCTGTTCTACATGAGTGGCAAGTCGATTCGCTTGCGGCCCCAGTTTTAGACAATTATGCAGTCGAAGGTGCAACGGCATCTGACGCTACTATGTCTCCTACTACTCGTGTTGGCAATCGTTGCCAAATTGCACAGAAGACTGTAAAGATTTCTGGCACTTTGCAAGCTGTTGACAAAGCAGGACGTAAGTCTGAAAAGGCTTATCAGTTGGCTAAGGCTTCTAGCGAAATCAAGCGTGACATGGAAACTTCCCTGTTGAGCAACCAGACTGCTGCTAACGGCAACAGTTCTACTGCTCGTAAATTGGGTGGTCTGCAAGCATGGTTGAACTCCAACTATGATGGCGGTACTTCTGGCGTGGCTGGTGACTTGGGCACTACTGCTCGTACTGATGGCACAAATCGTACTTTCACAGAAGACATTTTGAAGACTGTCGTTAAAGAAGTTTACGCTTCTGGTGGCAATCCTAAAGTGTTGATGGTGAACCCTGCACACAAGCAATTGGTGTCTGCTTTCACAGGTATCGCTGCTCAGCGTTTCATGGCCCCTGCCAATACCCCTACCACTATCGTCAGCGCAGCAGATGTTTACCTGTCAGATTTCGGTGCAATCTCAATTGTTCCCAACAGGTTCATGACATCTACCAATAGCTGTAACGAGACAGCGTTCATCCTTGACCCTGACATGGCTGCTATCGCTTACTTGCGTCCTTTCCAGACCAACGAGTTGGCTGTAACTGGCGACAATGAGTCCACACAGTTGTTGTGTGAGTACACATTGGAAGTTAAAAACCAAGCTGCTCATGGCATTTTGGCTGACTTGACACCTTAATCTGGTGTAACCCAAAAAATGCCTCAGACTAATCCTCTGGGGCATTTTCTTTTCTACTCAAACTGATAGAATTGATGTATGGAAAACTTTAGACAAACTGCTGTTCATGCTGATGGTGAAGGTGGCATCGTTATTCAAACTCGTCAGGATGTTTCTGACATTGTTGAGCAGAATAAAAAAGAATATAACTCGTATGACGAAAGAGCAAGATGGTCTGACCAGTTGTTTGGTAACAAGGTTGCATCTATTCCTATGACAGTCATTGATGACCTTAACAAAGCTGGAATCATGCGTGGCTTTGCTGTTCTTGATGACAAGCGTTTTGCTGCTTGGTTGAATGACCCAATGAATCGTGCATGGCGCACTAGAACTGGAGTGGTATGAGCCTCTCAACATATTCTGACTTGCAGACTTCAATAGCCAACTATTTGGCTAGGTCTGACTTGACTAGCATCATTCCAGACTTTATTACTCTGGCTGAGAATCGTTTGCGTAGAGAACTGCGTGTTCGTCAGATGCTAAAGTCTGTAACAACTAGCACAGTCTCTGGTGATGCAACTGTAGAAGTTCCTAGCGACTTCTTAGAGATTCGTGATTTTGTCGTAATGACAAACCCAATTCAACCATTGAGTTACTCTAGTCCCTCATCGTTATCTAATGACCCAAGAACATCAGAAGTTGGTGTTCCTAAGTCTTACACTATTCTTGCTTCTGAGTTTCAGTTAGCACCTGCACCTGATGGCGTATATACGTTAAAGATGCTTTATTACTCTGCGCCTCCGTACTTGACCAGCAACAATCCATCTAACGTGTTTCTAACTACTGCCCCTGATGGCTTGCTGTATGGCGCATTGGTTGAAGCAGAGCCTTATCTAATGAATGATGCTCGTATCAATACATGGGGTTCTATGTACGACAGAGCAATTTCTTCTCTCACTAGGTCTGATGAAAACACTCAGTATTCTGGTGTGCCCCTGTCAATCAAATTAACTGCAAGGTGAAATCATGGCTGAAATGTCTAACTACTTGGAAAATGCTCTTATCAACGTGACGTTGAGAGCAACTAGCTACACAGCACCAACAACTGTGTATTTGGCTTTGTACACAACAGACCCGACAGACGCTGATACTGGAACTGAATGTTCTGGCACTAGCTATGCTCGTCAGTCTATTACTTTTGGTGCGCCCTCCAATGGTGCTTCTACCAATTCTGCTGCTATTGAGTTTCCTCAAGCTGGTGGTGCATGGGGAACAATTACACACATTGGAATCCGTGATGCTTTGACAACAGGAAACCTTTTGTATCACTCACCACTAGACGCTTCTAAAACGATTGCAACTGGTGATGTGTTCCGTATTGCTACAGGTTCTTTGTCAGTAACATTGTCATAACATGGCGACAGTTAATCTTACGCTTGAGCAACTTGACCAATTTGGGTCATTGGATAGCCTCACGCTAAGTTTAGACTCGTCTGATTGGAACTCGACTACACAGAAGAATGTGACAGGGCCGTGGTCAATAGATGGGCTAGACGCATTTAATAATTTAGATGCGTTACCTGCAAGTCTTGACTCAAGTATCTGGGACACAGCAACTCTGTGGGATGGTGTCGCAGATATAACTACTAACTCTGTTGTTACTGCTAACGCATCAATTTTTTACAATGCTTCTGCGTCCATAACAGGAAGTGCGGATGTAACAGCATTAGGTCAGATTGCCCTATTTGGTAGTGCTGACATACAGGCTTCAGCAAGCGTAACTGCTGCTGGGCAACGTATTGCGTTTGGTGTGGCTAGTATTACGGCTAACGCTGATGTAACTGCTGTTGGCTCTAAGTTTGCTGCTGCAAGTGCAAGCATTACTGCAAATGCAGATGTAAGCGCATCTGGTCAAATTGTTCAAGACGCTAGTGCAAGTATTACTGCTAATGGTGTCTGTGAAGCTAACGCAGAGAGAATCCAGTTAGGCGTTGCGTCTATTACTGGTGATGCAACAGTAACTGCTAATGGTGGATTGACTGTAGGTGCTGTAGCAAGCGTAGAGGCTAATGCTAATGTTGTCGCTAGTGCGTCTGCAATTTATGCAGGGGTAGCCTCGGTATCAGGTCTAGCAACAATTATAGCTAAAGGCGTTATCCTTGGTGACAATTGGACTCCAGTAGCAGGTGACAGTAATACTTGGACACCAGTTAGTGCTGATTCAAACACTTGGACACTTGTTATTAGAGACACAAACACATGGACTCCAGTATCTGCTAATGACAATACATGGACGACACAGATTCAAGGAAGTAATACATGGCTACGACAAGGGTAACATTTGGTGAGTGGATGCCTGACCAATCAGGTATTTCTGGCTCGTTGACGGATGCCAAGAACGTGGTGTCTCAGGCTATCGGGTACGGCCCATTCCCTACTCCAGTATCTTTATCAAGCGCAGCAGCAGAGAACTTAACTTCTTTGTATGCAGCTAAAGCCCCTGATGGCAATACAGTATTGTTTACGGCTGGCTTGTCAAAGATTTATACAGTTGGCGGTTCTGGAACACTTACGCAAGTAAATACAGGATTGACAACAAACGCAAACGAAAGAATAAGATTTACTCAGTTTGGTAAGAGCGTCATTATTTGCAATAACGCTGATAAGCTAAAGTCTTGGGTGCTTGGTACTTCTAGCACATTTACTGAAGTAGCAGCTACTGCGCCTATTGCTAAATACATTACTGTAGTGCGTGATTTTGTCGTGGTTGCAAATACGCTAGAAACGACACAGCAACCATATAGAGTTCGTTGGTCAGCTATCAATGATGAGACTGATTGGGTAGAAAATGTAAACACTCAGTCTGACTATCAGGATATTCCTGATGGCGGTCAGATTGTAGGAATCCGTGGTGGTGAGTTTGGTCTAGTTTTGCTAGAGCGTTCTATTCACAGGATGACTTATGTGGGTACACCTTTTATATTCCAGTTTGACAACATCTCTAGGAATAAAGGTTGCGCTGTAGCTGGTTCTATTACTCAGTACCAAGGCATTACATTCTTCTTGTCAGACGATGGTTTCTATATGTGTGACGGACAGCAAGTTATTCCGATTGGGGCAGAGAAGGTTGATAGGTTTTTTTTAAGTGACGCAAGCGAGACAGACTATTCAACTATGTCTGCCGCTATTGACCCTGTTCGCAAACTTGTAATCTGGAATTACAAAAGTGTAGATGCTGTTCGTAAACTGATGATTTACAACTTCCAGACTAAAAAATGGACTTATGGCGATGCTAATACTGATTACTTGGGTGAAGCATCATCAGGCGCATTGACGCTTGAGGAACTAGATGCTATATCTGGTTCTATTGACGCTTTAACAACAAGTTTAGATTCTTTGTTATATATCGGTGGTAAGTATTTCTTAGGTGGAACTTACGGAACGAGGGTTTACTCCTTTACTGGCGCAAACCTTACAGGAAGCATTGCAACTGGCGACATAGATTTAGGCGCAAACTCAGTAGTAACCCTAGCTAGACCTATTGTTGACAATGGCTCTGGCTCACTATCCATTGCTTCACGCACATTGCTAAACCAAAGTGTTACTTATGGTGGCTCAACTGCTGCTGACTCTGAGAACAGGGTTTCTTTGCGTAGTGCTGGTAGGTATCACAGATTAAAGCTAACACCTACTGGTGCGGCTTGGAAGACTGCGGTGGCGGTAGATGTGGATGTTACGCCACAAGGGGTTCGCTGATGTTCAGAAGCCTACCCGCTTTTGGTGGTGACCAGAGGGCTGTAGCCGAGGTAGTCCGTGGCATCATGGACGGAAAGACCAATAACACAGGGACTTTGACTCTGGCAACTGGTGGTGCTACTACAACCACTTTGACAGACCGAAGGATAGGCCCAGACAGCGTTATCTTGTTTGCCCCTGCTTCTGCTGCGGCTAACGTGGACTATATGCCTTATGGGGCGTTTCAGAGCCTTGTTGACCAAACTGTTGCATCTGCAAATACTGCCTATGCAATGACATTAGACACAACTGATTACTCTAATGGCATAACTCTATCCAATAGTTCTAGGATGAACGTCAAAAATACAGGAATTTATAACTTCCAATGGTCTGGTCAGTTTGAGAATACTGACTCGCAAGACCATGACGCTAGGGCTTGGATAAAAATCAACGGAACGAATCTTACTGGTTCAACAGGCTTTTTTGCTATTCCTAGCAAGCATGGCTCAGTTAATGGACATGGTTTAACTGGATGGAATTACTATTTAAGTTTAAATGCAAATGATTATGTCGAGTTATGGTGGGAGACTGATAGCACTGCTGTGAGCCTCCAAGCCTATGCTGCTGGAACAAATTACCCCTCTACAGCGTCTTTGATTACTACAATGAACTACATCTCTCCGTCTGCTTTGACGAACATCTACGCTAGTTCCCAAGGACAGGGTACGGCTACGATTACCCACTTTGCCAATTCGACTGCAAACAAGACATATCGGTATGCAATTATTGGTTGATTTTAATTATTTATGTATAATGGATTCCGTGGATGACCCATCTTGGAATCCGAAACTCTAGGAGTAAAAGATGGTAACTGAAACCAAATCAACAATTGACCCGACAATCCAACCATATCTAGGTTATGGATTGCAACAGGCACAACGTCTGTATCAGGGCGGTGGCCCACAGTATTATGGTGGCCCTACCTTTGTTAGCCCTACAACTACCACACAAACAGGCTTACAGGCTTTAGAGGCTCGTGCTTCTTTGGGTAACCCATTATTGCAGTCTGCTCAAAATCAACTGCAAAACACAGTTTCTGGTGGTTTTCTAGGTGGAAACCCTTTCTTTCAAGGTGCGTTCCAACCTGCTGCACAAGCGGCTGAGACTCAATTTAAAACAACTCTAGGTGATATTGCATCTAAGTCTAGCCTAGCAGGACGTTATGGCTCTGGTGCTATGGGTTCTTTGCAAGACAGGGCTACTGGTGCATTTGGTCAGCAATTGGCTAATACTGCTGGACAACTGGCTTATCAGAACTACGCTGATGAGAGAGCAAGACAACAAGCAGCTACTTTAGCTTCTCCTGCAATGGCTTCTGCTGATTACCAAGACATTCAGAATATGTTGCAAGCTGGTCAAATCCGTGAGGGTTACCAAGGTCAACAAATGCAGTCTGACATGGCTAAGTTTAACTTCTTGCAAAACCAACCACAACAGAACTTGCAGAACTATATGTCATTGGTATATGGCAGCCCACTAGGACGAGTAGGCTCTACTACAGCGTCTGGTTCTGCTGATACATCTACCTTACAGAAGGTATTAGGAACTGCTGCAACTGCGGCTGGTGTTTATAAGAATCTAGGTTCACCTAATCTAAGTTACATAAATCCATTTAGTTCAAGTTTCCTTGGTGGTGCTTTTAATTCTGCGCCTAACATGGGATATATAGATACTAATATGCAACCATTTGGTCAACAATCCTTTAACGGAATCGTTTACGATTGATAAATTATGGCTGGACTATTAGACATTTTTGGAACTAGCGGTGCAGACACAATGGGTCTGCTTGGTATGTCACCTGCTGACATTGCTCGTAATCGTGAAGACGCACAAGCACAAGCCTTGTATGCCCTAGCAGGGCGTTTATTCCAAGGTGGTAACACAGGGCAGTCTATTGTTGAGGGCTTACAGCGTGGTCAGCAAGCCTATAAAGGCGGTATGCAAGACACATTGCAAAGCCAGTTACAGAATGTTCAGTTGGCTGACATGATTCGTAAGCGCAAACTAGAACAACAACAACTAGCTGAACAACAACGAATTCAAGGTGTTATCCAAGGTGCTGTAACCAAGCCTCAAGAGATTTATGGCGAGGACATTATGGGTCAGCGAGTAGGCGAAGGCATGACTGCTGGTGGCTTTGATTTGGCTCGTGCTGCGCCACAACTTATGGGTTCTGCTGAAGGACGTAAGACTTTAGCTGAGTTGGTTGCTGCAACAAAAGCTATGGGTGGAGAAACCACTTCATTAGCAGAAGGTGCAAAACTTATTCGTGTTAATCCTATTACTGGAAAAGTAGAAACTGTTGCTGAAGGTGCGCCAAAGCGTGAGCCAATACCTAGTGCAATTGCTGAATACAACTTAGCAAAAGACCAAGGATTTGCAGGTACTTTCTTAGATTACGAAAAATCCAAAAAGCCGTTTCAGTATCAAGATGTTGGTAACGCAATTATTCAATTGGATTCAAATGGCAAGGAAGTTTCACGCATCCCTAAAGGACGTGCGCCAGAAGGCCCAGTAAACTTCCAGACAATTGAAACTGACCAAGGATTGATGGCTTTTAATCCAAGAACATTGCAAATGACTCCAGTATTGGGTCAAGATGGGAAACCACTAACCAAGTCTGGAAAGCCAACTGAAGGTGAAACTAATGCTGCTGGATTTGCATCTCGAATGGTTGCAGCAGAAGCAATTACATCAAAACTAGCTACAGGGGCTGCGCCTAAGTTTGGTGAGGCTGTACTAAGTGCTATTCCTTTAATTGGCAAAACAATTCCAGAGGTTATTCCTCAAGCTATTGGTGGATTGTCTTCAGACCGCAGGCAATACTTGCAAGCTGCTAATAATTTTATTCGTGCTAACTTGCGTAAAGAATCAGGCGCAGCAATTGGCGTGGATGAGTGGACTGCTGAGTTTATTAACTACTTCCCTCAATACAATGATGATGAGCAAACAATTAAGAACAAAGCAATTTTCCGTAATATTTTGACTCAGAACATGGTTAACGCTGGTGGCAAATCATTTAAAGCACCAAGCATGGAAGCACCAGAATCAATGACTGACGCATACGGATTAAATCCTAGACTGCGTAATTCTTTGCGTGGAGGTAGGTAATGGCTTACGAGAATGTTGAGCGAGTTCGACAAAACCTTATCACGATGGTTGATAAGAACGCACCAGTTAACGATATTAACAAGTACCTAAAAGAAGAAGGTTTCACTCAAGACTCTTTTGCTAAAGCACTAGACCTTGTAAAACAATCTGGTGGTAGAACTTCTGAGTATGGTGCAGGACGTTCATTGGCTCAAGGCGCAACATTTGGTTTTGCAGATGAACTTGAATCATTGATGAAATCATTATCTGGTCAAGGTACTTACGAGCAAAACTTAGCTGCACTTGAACTTGCTAAACAAAAGTATGGTCAAGAAAATCCTAAAACTGCATTGGCTACTGAGATTACAGGTGGTCTGCCGTACGCACTATTGCCATTCTTGGGGACTGCTAGATATGCACAAATGGCTAGAGACGCTGCACCATTGGTTCGTGCTGGAGTTACGGCTGGCGCATCTGCTGTCACAGGCGCACTTACTGGCGCACTCGGTGGTGCTGGTGCTGCGGGGGTTGGTGAGCGTTTGGCTGGCGCACAAGCTGGTGGTACTCTTGGGGGTCTTGTAGGCGGTGCTGCGCCTGTTCTTACCAAAGGCATTGGTGCTGCTGGTAGTAAAGTTGTTGACGTAACAAGTGGAATTCCTGTTCTTCAACAAGTTGGCAAAGCGGTAGGTGTGGCTACTGGTCAAAGCGTTGACTATGCAAATCGTGCAAAAGCTAAACTTTTAGAGGCTTTGTATCGTGATAAAGTAAGCCCTGCTGACTTAGAGAAGATGATTCTTGCTTCTGCTAATTTAGAAAAGACAATTACTCGCACTACTAAACCAGTAGGAATTGCTGATATTGCTGGTGAAAACGTCAGGTCACTTGCTGATGTTGCTCAGAAGTATCCAAGTACAGCCAGACAAGTAGCTAAGACCGCACTTGAAGAACGAGCCGCAGGTCAGGGAGAACGAATCCAAGCTGATATTTCTAAATACTTGGGTGGCTTTACAGACCCATTTGAATACACAGCAGCTATTGCTCAAAGACAAAAACAAGTGTCTTCACCACTTTACCAAAAGGCTTATGCTTATGGCGAGGTAACAGAGCCTAGCGTATTGAAGTATTTAGAACTACCACAGTTTAAAACTGCTACAAAAAAGGCTCAAGAATTGTTAGCGGCTGAAGGACGTACAGTTGATATGTCTCGTCCTACTGTTGAAACTCTTGATAACATTAAGCGTGGTCTTGATGTTCTTATTGATGCCGAAACAGACGCCTTTGGCAAAGTTTCTAAACTAGGAACTATTTATAAAAACAAGAAAAACGAATTCTTGTCTGAATTAGATACTGCTGTTCCTGACTTTGGTAGGGCTAGAGCAGCATTTGCGGGTGAGGCAGAATTACTTGATGCTACCAAGTTAGGTAAAGACTTCTACAAACAGACAGCATCAGAAGCAAATAGAACATTTGCAAAGCTATCTGCATCTGAGCAAGAGGCTTATAAAGTCGGTGCTTTGGACGCTGTAAAAGAAAAGATTACAACTGCTAAAGATACTGCCGATATTCGTAAGCGCATATTTGGTTCACCAGCAGAGCGTTCACGAGTTTCTTCATTGTTCCCAGATGATGCTACTTTTAAGCAGTTTGAAAAAGACATGATGACTGAATCAATGATGCGTAAGACTCAAGAAAAAATCTTGGGTAATTCTGCAACATTTGAGAGGCAGATTGCTGGTCAAGGATTGGAAGCAGAACCTAGCTTTATTGGGCAACTAATTGAGCAAGGCCCACTCAGGGGAACACTAGGTTATTTGAAGGCTCAAGGTCAAGGCGTAGCTGGTCAAACAGCAGAGGAACTTGGCCCAATGCTATTCAAACTTGGTGACCCAAGAGCAAATATTGAAACTTTAAAAGCCTTGAGTGCTTATGAAAAATACTTGCTAGACCTAGAAGCTAAAAAGGCTGCTGGATTAACTGGCGCATCTACAATGACAGGTCTTCTAAATACTGAAAAACCATATCGTGTAGATTTAACTGGAATGGCTAACCCCGACTAAGGACTAACATGGCAAAGACAAAAATTAGTGAGTTTAGCAGTAACCCTGCAAATAACACAGATATTGATGGAATTAACATTGCAGAGGGCTGTGCGCCATCTGGAATTAACGATGCTATTAGAGAGTTAATGGCTCAGTTAAAGGATTTACAAGCAGGTACTAGTGGAGATACAATCCCTATAACTGCTGGTGGTACAGGCGCAAGTACAGCAGGTGCAGCATTAACAGCACTTGGTGGCGCATCAACAGGAAAAGCTATCGCTATGAGCATGGTGTTTGGAGGCTAGTAATGTGGTCTGATAAGAAGACGCTCAAATTCTTTTAAACGAAATTAAATATCTCAGGAGTTAATCATGGCTGCACCAAATATTGTCGCTGTCGCAACTATCACGGCAAAGACTGCATACGCAACACCCTCAAACACTACGGCTAACGTATTGCTTGCAAACGCTGCCTCATCTGGCAAGGTTTTCAAGGTCAATATGGTCATTGCTGCTAACGTGGATGGCACAAGTGCTTATGACACAACTGTAGCGGTGAATACTGCTGCTGATGGCTCTGGCACTTCATACCCATTGGCTTCAACTGTTTCTGTTCCTCCAGATGCTTCTTTGATTGTCTCTGACAAGTCAACAGCGTTTTACTTGGAAGAAAACAAATCAGTTGTTGTTACCAGTAGCACAGCGTCAAAAATAGCTTATACAGTTTCCTACGAAGAACTCTCATAAGGACTGAATCATGTCCAAAAGAGTAGGTGGAATTCTAAGTGCTGGGCTTAACGGCATTAACTACCCTGTGACAGCGGTGGAATACTTATGTGTGGCTGGCGGGGGTGCGGGAGGCGGCACTATTGGCGGTGGTGGTGGTGCTGGTGGTTTATTAACCGCTACTGGTTATGCCGTTACTATCGGGTCAGCAATCACGATAACTGTTGGTGCGGGCGGTGCTGGTTCTACAAGCAATGGCGTACAAGGTTCAAACTCTACTCTTGTTGGTGGAACAACCATTACAGCGACTGGTGGTGGCTATGGTTCTGTTTCTGACCAAGTAGGTGGTAATGGTGGCTCTGGTGGTGGTGCTGGTGGTGAAACTGGCACTTCTAGAGCCGCAGGAACTGGCACTTCTGGGCAAGGTTTTGCTGGCGGTGCTAACGGAACTGCAAACAAATATGGCTCTGGTGGCGGTGGCGGTTCTGGTTCTGTAGGTATTGCTGGAACTGCATCTGTTAGCGGTAGTGGTGGTACAGGCACAACATCATCTATTTCTGGTTCTGCAATTCAATACGCTGGAGGTGGCGGCGGTGCATCTTCACAAACTGGTGGCGGTACTGTTGCTGGTCTAGGTGTGGCTGGTGGTGGTGATGGCGGTACTTATGGTGGTACTGCTGGTAAAACTGGCCTTGCAAATACAGGCTCTGGTGGTGGTGGCGGTGGATACACAGGAAGCGGTAGTGCTTATAACGCTGGCGGCTCTGGCGGCTCTGGCATCGTAATCATCCGCTACCCATCTTACTTAGCCCCTGCTACATCAACAACAGGCTCACCAGAAACTTATGTCACAGGCTTTTGGCGTGTGTACAGATTCGTTGCCTCTGGCACGATTACTTTCTAAGGGTAGATATGGCTACAGGATTATTTACTCTTAAACAAGTTAACCAAGCACTTGCACAAAAGGCATGGAGTGGTACGCAGAAAACTAACTATGTTGAATATTTAGTTGTTGCGGGTGGTGGAGGTGGTGGCTATTCCGCTAGTGGCGGTGGCGGTGCGGGAGGTTTGCTAACAGGGATTTTGCCTGTTGCTACTGGTGTTTCTATTACTGCGACTGTAGGCGGTGGAGGTGCTGGTGGAACTAGTGTTAATGGCGTTAATGGGGTTGCTTCTGTCTTTTCAACTATCACGGCTACGGGCGGTGGAGGTGGTGGATTTGGTGGTCTTGGTACATCTTCAGCTGGTAGTAGTGGTGGCTCTGGTGGCGGTGGAGGTGGCGATGGAACTGCTACTGTTTCAGTAGGAGGTTCTGCCGTATCAGGACAAGGTAACACAGGAGGGAGTTCCTCTGCTACAACTTCAAATTACAACGCTGGAGGCGGTGGCGGTGCAGGGACTGTCGGTTTAAATGCCCCATCTGGTTCTAATGCGGGTGTAAATGGCGGTGCGGGTATTGCATCTGCAATTTCTGGCTCTGTTGTTACTTATGCTGGTGGTGGTGCGGGAGGCACAAACGCAACTACTTATGGTACTGGTGGTGTTGGGGGTGGTGGCAATGGTGGTGGTAGCGGAGGCTCACCAACTGCTGGTGGCACAAATACTGGTGGTGGCGGTGGAGGTAGTGACTATGCTGCAAATGGCGCAGCAGGAGGCTCTGGTATTGTCATCATTCGCTACCCAAGCACATTTGCTGATGCTGCAAGCGTTTCAGGCACACCAACTCCAGTAAAAACAACAGCAAACGGGTATACGATTTATACTTTCATTGCTTCTGGAACTATCACCTTTTAAGGACAAGCATGAGCAATTTATTAGGTGGATATTTGTCGGCAACATTTAACCCTTTATCTGGCGCACCTACGACTGTTGAATATCTAGTGGTAGCTGGTGGGGGTGGGGGTGGTTGGAACTTTGGCGGTGGAGGTGGTGCGGGTGGTTTATTAACTGCGGCATCGTTTGCTGTTGCTACTGGTTCTGTTTTGACAGTTACTGTTGGTGGTGGCGGTGCGGGTTCAAGCACAACTGCCGCTGGTAGCAATGGACAGGATTCTGTTTTTAGCTCTATTACCGCAACTGCTGGTGGAGGTGGTTCTAGTAATGGCTATCAAAATGGCTCAACTGGCGGCTCTGGTGGTGGTGGTGGTGGCCCTGATTCAAACTCAACAACCATAACTGGCGGTTCTGGCACTTCTGGTCAAGGCTTTGCTGGTGGCAATGGCTCAAGATTAACTACTAATGGCAGTCAAGGTGCTGGCGGTGGCGGTGGCGCAGGGTCTATTGGCGTGGCAAATAGTTCGGGACAAGCGGGTGCTGGCGGTGCTGGTCTTTGCTCAAGCATTACTGGTCAAAGAGTGTTTTATGCTTGTGGTGGTGGTGGTGCGGGTTACACACCATTTAGTGTTCAAGCGGGTCTTGCTTGTACTGGTGGTGGTAATGGTTCATCTTTGGATGCACAAGCAGGATTTAATGCATTAGCAAATACTGGCTCTGGTGGTGGTGGAAATGCTGGTGGCGGTGTCGGTGTGGGTGGTAATGGAGGCTCTGGCATTGTCATTATTCGTTACCCTGCATCACAATCAGCGCCAACTGCAACAACTGGTTCACCACAAATCAACTACGCAGACAATTATCAAATTTACACTTTTACGTCCTCTGGGACAATCACTTTCTAAGGAGAATATTTTGAGCCATTTTGCACACATCACAAACGGCATCGTTGACCAAGTAATCGTCATTGACGCTGAAACCTTGGCTTTAGGTCATTGGGGTAGCCCATCTGAGTGGGTTCAAACAAGCTATAACACTCATGGCAACCAACATCCTGAGAACCGCCCATTGCATAAGAACTATGCTGGCATTGGCTACACATGGGATGGAACAGGCTTTGCCCCTCCACAACCATTTGCATCTTGGACTAAAAACTCTACGACATATCTGTGGGATGCACCAACACCTATGCCTGTTGAAGAAGGAAAATTCTATCGCTGGGAAGAATCTACATTGTCATGGGTTGAAGTAACTCAAGGGGCTTAACATGGGCCAATATTCTGGGATGTGGACACTAAGCCAAGCGTCCCAAGCCATTAAAGACAACAACTGGACAGGACTGCCTCCGCAGAATGTGGAGTATTTGGTTGTTGCTGGTGGTGGTGGTGGTGGTGGTTATGGTGGCGGTGGTGGTGGTTCTGGCGGTTTACTAGCAGGTTTTTCTGGTGTAACTGCGGGTACTCAATTGTTTGTAACTGTTGGTGGTGGTGGTGCGGCAGGAGTAGGTAGCACAGGAACTAACGGAACTATTGGGTTTAACTCTGTTTTAATTGCTACAAGTAACGGGGCTTATACAGGAAATCTTGTAGCCACAGGCGGTGGCGGTGGAATGGGTGGCGGTTCTTCTACGCTTCAAGCTGGTGGAGGTTCTGGAGGAGGAGCTGCTGGTTCTAATTACTCAGGCAATGGTGCTTCTGGTATATCTGGTCAAGGCAATTCTGGTGGTGCTTCTGGAGGAGCATCTGGATTTAGTGGTGGAGGTGGAGGCGGTGCGGGTACTGTTGGAATAAATGGTGGTACTACGTTTGGTGGTAATGGTGGTGCTGGCATCGCTAGTGCCATATCTGGCTCAGTTAATGTATACGCTGGAGGTGGAGGGGGTTCATCTTACCTACCCTACCCAGTTGGTTCTGGTGGGGCTGGTGGTGGCGGTGCTGGCAATACAACTTCTGGTACTGCAAACACAGGCGGTGGTGGCGGTGGCGGTATCAATCTTGCAAATGGCGGCACAGGCGGTAGCGGTATCGTAATCCTCCGCTATCCAGACACATTTATAGCCGCTACAAGCACAACAGGTTCACCAACAATTACTGTGGCTGGTGGGTTTAGAGTTTATAAATTTACGGCATCTGGCTCTATTACTTTCTGAGAATAAATCATGGAAGAAGTCACCCACAAACAAATCTACGAAAGACTGCTTGCAGTTGAAACCAAGGTAGATGACATAGACAAGAACACAAAAGGTCTTGTAGAGGCTATAAAGGCTCTTGATGGGGCTTTTAAGGTCTTGGGGTGGGTGGCTTCTATTGCCAAGCCAGTATTGTGGGTGGGTGGGTTAATCATGGCTGCTGGTGCTGTTTGGCAGACATGGATTAAAAAATGAAAGATTGGGCTTTTGCTTTTACGAGCGCAGCCCTTTTTTGCATTACTGTCGTCTGGTGTTTTTACATCATCGTTTGGGCTATGACGTGAGATGGGTGGCTGCACTTGTTTTAACTCTATCGCTTCAATCTACAGGACAAGACCTATGTAGTGTGCGTGAGTTTTACATAATTGCTTACACAATTCACAACCCATCAGAGCGTCATCAACAAATGTCTCAATGGCTTACAAATCATCAGAACTTATGTAAAAGTACCGACATGATTGTAATTTGGAATAACTTATCGGAATGGGCGGGTACTGCTGATAGTGCATTGTTGCGGCATAAGGTTATCCAAGGGTACAAGAACGCACTTGAGAGGGAAAAGAAGTGATTGACAAAATCAGGTGGTTTCCCATTGTTGATGCTACTGGCTACCCTCAGAAAACTGATGGCACTCAAAGACGAATTGAGAAGCACCAAGAAGAACACAGAGCCATTGTGAAGGCTGCCAAGGCAGAGGAAAAGCTAGATGACTTACTGTTTGAGCTGTACTGTAAGAAAGCAGAGCAACAAGAAATAAGGCTTGAGATTTTTACCAACCGCAAACTAGACTTTTATGTGTGAGGATATATGGAAGACGTTAAATCTAAATTGACTTTCTATGTGACCTTTATGGTCAGCTTAACTTTGTGCATATCTGTAATTGCAATGGTAACTGCGTTCCTATTAGGGTTATGGGCAAAACAGGTTGACAACTCCGAAATCTTTAAGCTGTTAAGCCCTGCATTTCAAACCATCATTGGTGGCTTTATTGGCTTGTTAGCTGGCGTGAAACTTTCTCACGATGACGATAAAGGATGTAAACGTGGCTAATTTTCTACCTGCTTTTGAGCAAATGATGAAGGATGAAGGCGGTTATGTTCTTCACGATGTTGAGGGTGATACTGGTGGCATGACCTATGCAGGTATTGCTAGAAACAAGAATCCTCAATGGGATGGGTGGGCATTGATTGACAGGAAAGACTTTGGCGGTGCTACACCATTGGTTCGTGAGTTCTACAAGCGTGAATTCTGGGAAAAGATGCGAGGAGATGAGATAGGCTCACAGGAGATTGCCAGTAGCATTTTTAACTTTGGGGTTAACGCTGGTATGTCGATGGCTGTAAAGATTGCTCAAATCGTTGTTAATGCCACTCCTGATGGCGGTATGGGTGCTAAGACCCTTGAGTTGCTAAACCAACAGAATGGTGGAGACTTTCGTAAGTCTTACGCTTTAGCCAAGATTGCTAGATACGCTGAAATCTGTAATAAGAACAGAACACAGTCTAAGTTCTTGCTTGGATGGATTAACAGAACATTGTCAGGACTGAAATGAACTTACTTAACATTTCCTCAATCATTGACTCTGTAGGCAAGGTAGCTGGAGACTTAATCACAACTGACAAAGAAAAAATGCAGTTGGAGATTGAGAACAGAAAGCTAGACCAAGCTATTGATATAGCCCAGATACAAGTTAACAAAGAAGAAGCAAAAAGTTCTAGTTTATTTGTCTCTGGATGGCGTCCTGCTGTTGGTTGGATTGGTGCTGCTGCCCTTGCTTACCAGTTTCTTGCTTATCCGATACTTGGGTGGGGATGGAAGTGGCTACAGGCTATGAACTATGTCCCTGCTGAAATGTCTCCTCCTCCTCTACTGGATGCCGAGCAATTATGGGTAATGTTGTCTGGAATCCTTGGTATTGCTGGTATGCGTAC